CGTTTAGTGCTGAATTTACTGAGGAGGTTCGCTGTGCATTGATTTTTGAAAAAAGAGATGAAGAAACCAAAGAATCCATGGAAAATCTGGCTAAGGCTGTAGGTGGTCGTCTTGTTAAAATCAAAGCAGAATACGAGATCGCGGAAGAAGATGGATCGGAATTAAAAGAACCAGTTGAAAGCAACGAAGAAAGTGACCACGATGCCCTTGATTGCTTTATCAAAAAAATGTTAGGACTTTAAGATGATCGAACTAACGATACCTATCGAGCCGAAAGCCCAAACCCGCCCAAAATTTGGGCGAGGTGGGGCATACGAAGACCCAAAAATGAAAGCGTGGCGCAGATCTGCTACATACCTTATCAAAAGTCTATATAAAGGTGAGAAGCTACAAGGATATCTCAAAACAGAAGTCACGTTTTACTTGAAAGCGCCTCAAGTCGTATCGAAGAAACCCACACCAAAAGCTAAAGCAAAAACATGGGAACGATACGAACGATTCTTAAATGAGAAAATCTATTGCGCCAAAAAGCCAGATCTTGACAATCTGGAAAAGGCAATATATGACAGCATTTCAGATGCCAACTGCATTTGGTGGGATGACAACCAAGTTGTAGAGCATACAACAAGAAAGGTGTACTCACCAAATCCACGAATTGAAATTAAAATCAAAAAAATATAGGAGATAACAACCATGAATAAAAAAATTATCTTAGCAACAGTAGCAACAATCGCAGCAGTAGGAACAGCACAAGGAGTAAAGGCGGATGAAGTACAAGGAACAACTGGAACAGGAACTGAAACAAGCGGAGTTACGGCTTCAAATAGCGGAAGGGTTGGAGAAAAAGAAAATGAAACAACGGCAACTAGTGAACAACCAGTTACTAAAAATCCAGATGGAGAAGCAGGAAGCGAAAGCAACGATTCAAATAAATCGGGAAATGCTACGGAATTTGTCAAAAATGGAAGTGACATTCAAGTAACCAATCCAGAAGTTGTAGTTGACCAGTCAAACGGAAACGGGAAATATCAAGGTTTTACAGTCGAATATAAAAACGTACATTTCCCAGATGAAATGGAGATTAACGAGGGCGATAAGGTTAAATTTACACTCCCCGAAGAAGTGAAATTCCAGACTAACTTTGACTTTGACGTATACAATCCCGAAAAACAAGTGGTTGGTAAAGCTACTACAGATACAGCAAGCAATACAGTTACTACTGTATTTAACAACTACTTCAAAGATCATCCACTTAATAAGCAGATGAGCCTCAAGCTGGATGCTACATGGACTGACAAAGTAGAATCGGGTAAACCAGTAACAGCTAACTTTAACGGTACGCTAGTTACTGCACAAATTGGGGCGGAGCAGGTTATTGGTAAAGACGAACTCATCTCGAAATGGGGAAGTCAAGACGAAAAAGACCCAACCATCATTAATTGGACTGCTCGTGTGAACTATGCTAAACGTGTGTTGAACTATGTAACTATCATCGATGAGATGAGCGAGAATCAAAAGTTGGTAGATGATTATTTTGAAATCAAGAACATTGAAAGTGTAGATCCGTGGATTGATAAAGGATCAGCTATGGATTTAGTAAAATCAATTAGCAAGTCTGAACATGGATTTACAATCAAGATGGATCGTCTTGATCGTATGATTTATGTTAACTACAAAACTAAATTGACTAACACGGTTAAAGATAGCGTGAACCCAACCAATAAGATTGAGTTAAAAGCTGAATCTGACGGTGCTGTTTCATATAGTTATGTACAGTTGGTCGGAGGTCGTGGTGATGCCAGCGGTGAGAATAAACCAGTATGGGAAATTCCAAATGACGCTCCGAAATACGAGAAACCATCTATCGACTTAAACGATATTCCTCTTATGCCTCCTGCGCCTATCATAGAAATTCCAGAGTGGAAAGGTGGGGTGACACCTCCAGATGCACCAAGTATTGATAAACCAGAGTGGCAAGGTGGTACAGTACCATTTGATGCTCCAATCCTTGATAAGCCAGAAATCAATATCAAAGATATCCCTATGATGCCACCAGCTCCAATTTTGGAGAAACCAGAGCTTATCATTGACTTACCAGATCCAAAACGTGACGAACCAAAACCACAGCCAAAACAAGACAAGCCAAACACACCAGCACCAAAACAAACACCAAAAGTCGAAGAAGTAAAAATCAATAATCGTGTGGAAAATCACGCGCAAAACACGCGAAACGAATCTGAAGAAACAGTCAAAGCGTACAGCGCACCGGCTACGCTTCCTAATACGGGTTCTGAGAGCGCTCTCATTCTTTCGTTCGCTGGAATGTTTATTCTCAGCGGTATCGCACGGATCGCTCTTAAACGTGAGGGTGAATAATTTAGGCTGGCAGATTTTAACAGATCTGTCAGTCGTAACCTCACAAACAATAAGACACTGACACGAAGCTAGGTGAGGGGTTTCGACCTGTATATCAAACTATAAAAAAATAAAAGGAGAGTCCTTTCTTTGCACGATTTTACATACTAGGAAATCTGATATACGTTTCCAAACGATCAACAGACTGCATAAGTCAATCTGCTTATACAAAAAAACATTGGCAAAACAGCAGTGATTGGACGATCACGAGCTATTAAGGAAAGGATTAATAAAAAGTTTATGGAAATGGAAAAGGAATTAGTAACACTAACCAAGAAATGGTTCATCGACCGTGATTTGGAGCATGGTGGACGATTAGATAAGCAGGCTTTGAAATTAAGTGAGGAATTTGGCGAGCTATGCGCTGGATATCTCAAACAAAATGAGAAGCTGGCTAAAGACAGCATTGGTGATTGCGCTGTTGTTATCGTAGGGCTGGCACTCTTAATTAAAGATGATGTACATGGCATCTTTGAGGAATCAGATAACATCAGACGAAAGGATGCGATGGAATGTTTTAAATTGCTAAATGCAAACATTTCAGAATTCCAACTCTCGCAGGATCTTGCAAGTAAGGAAATGTGCAGACATAATCTAGTACGTGCGGTGGCTTATCTAAAATCTATTAGTAAGGCACTTGACTACGACTTTGCAGATTGTTTCGAAGTGGCATATAACGAAATCAAAGACCGCAAAGGTAAATGGATTGATGGAAGTTTTGTGAAAGAAGAGGATTTGCCAAATGAATGAATTAGATTTTTGCGAACACAAAAAATTCACAATTAGTTTTACAAATTTGAACGAAATCAAGTTTGTAGCGAATGATTTTAGTGAAGAAGAGTTGAAGAAAATTATTAGTCAGTTTAATAATGGAAACTTAATGAAGATTAGAAATATTTTTGTAAACCCCAAAAATATTAACTATTTTAAAATCGATGATTTAGGAGAGGATTTATAAAATGGATGATTGGACTAGAGTTTTACTATATGGAACTTTTGACGGGTTTGCTTACTCAACAGATGATTTTCCACGAACCGTTGTGGTTTTAGATAGTGGCGAAAGAGTAGAAGTACCGGAAGAGTGCGTCGTAAGTGCAGATCGAATGATCAATAAAAACAAAATAAAATTGAAAGACGTCATCGCACGAATTAAGGAGCTAGATCTTGGCACTCAGAAAGTATGGCTCAACGAAATTTTAAATGAGCTGGGCAGTGACTATGGAACTTTGAAATATAAGGATGGATACGAGCAAGGAAAACTAGAGGGTGAATGGGTTGGTCGGCAATTAAAAGATGCTGAAAAAATTCGGCAAGAGTTAAATAAGCCAACAGTACCGCAGATCGTTGCAGACTATATCAAGTATACTAAAGATGCTGAATGGGATCTGCAAGAAGCGATGGACGACGTGGCTTATGAAGATAATAAAGATCTCAGAAAATGGTTTAACAATAATATAGAACTCTTTGCACGAGCTTGGATTGACGGTTACACGGTCGAAAAAGAACCGAAGTATACAGTTAAGTTCAAAGCTACGAAACAATACTTATGCAATGATGATCTAGGTCCACATTTTGATCCAAGTTTTAGAACTAATTTTACAAAATCTGATCTTGAAAAATTAGATTTGGGCTGGGTGTTCGATTGCGAAGGCATGGAAGTTGAGAAGGTGGGAAAATGAATAAACGAGAATTAATTGAACACATTAATAACACATTATTTGATAATTTGAAAGATACATTTTTTACAGAACCTACATTTTCGATCACAGAAAGCGCAAAAGATAATAAAGTGGCAATAACGTTTGAAACCGAGCAGGTCGGTGTCCTTGTGGGCGGTATGTTGAAGAAATTTGAAAAAGTCACGATCCCGCAGTTTGCGGCGGATTTTATCGCAGAACAGAAAAAGCTAGGTCATACGCTGTCCTACTCAATAGATGCATCCATGTCTGATAGAGTTGCAGAATGGTATTGGGATAATTCCGAGCTCTTTGCCCGTGCTTGGTTGGATGGGTATGAAATCGAAAAGGAAAAGCGGTATTTGGTGAAGATTAAAGGTAATGTTTCCGAAAATATTTTGGTTTTTGGTCTTGTAACACAAGTGTATTTTTTCTCAAAAAATAACCGCAATAGTAAATGCAGACAAACAACTCACACCCGCAAGGAGTTAGAAAGATCCGGATTTGGTTGGGTGTTTAATTGTCCGGGGGTTGAAGTAAAGGAAATGAAAGAATGATTCCAAAATTTAGAGCGTGGGATAAAGAAACGCAAACGATGCTAGATGTTCCTTTGATAGATTTTAAGAAAAGCGTTTTAGTAGGTGAGCATTGGGAATTTGGTGAAACAATTTTCATAAATTTTGATGATATTCATCTCATGCAATCCACAGGCCTCAAAGACAAGAACGGCAAGGAAATCTTTGAAAAAGATATCCTTGATTATAACGGTAGAAAGGTCATTGTTAAATGGCACGGATCTTATGCAAGTTTTATTTACGAGTTTGTAGATGAGTTGCAAAATAGAACAACAGAATGGCAACCACTATATCTCTCTTATTATCACTTTGAAGTTATCGGCAACATTTACGAAAATTCCAAATTGCTGGAGGTAGAAGAATGACAAAAACTATAGAATTGCCAGAATACTATGCACCATTTGGAGAGAATGCACGTTATGGAACTCTGGAAGAACTGAAAGAACTGTTACTCTATAAACGAATTGTGAAATGGGATAAAGAGTTTCTGCTACTCGAAGATGGCACAATGGTCACTATTGAAACGTCTGAAAGTGACTGTTGTGCCTCTGCTGGAGGAGAATTCCAAAATGTGAAACTTGACGCAGTAATTACAGATGTCAAAATCGGAGAACAAGCAAGAGAAGAAGACGATTGGGGAACAACTACCAGTACAAACACGGTTACTATTTATCATAACCAGAACCCGATAGCTCTAGCTGAATGCGAAGCTGATGACGGGAATGGTGGCTTTTATTATAGCGTAGGTTCTCTAGTTATCGGAAATATCCATTTTCCAGTAGTTGATGCTTGATAATCAGTTTTTAGGGAAGGAGCAACAGAATGACACGACCAAACAGATATCCATTTACTAAGAATCAGTGGGAAGAAGAAATAACACTAGTGTGTTTTAGTGATAACAGCCATCTTGAAATGAGAAATGAGCGAAATAGAATTACAGGCGAGGTGAAGAAATGAATTACAAAGTAACAGCAAACGGTAAAGAAATAGAGTATGGTGCATTAGTTGAAAAATCACGTTTTTCAGACGAAGAATGGTCTGCTATTTATGCTGAGATTGTTAAACAAAATCAACCAGAAGTTTTTGAACGTAAAAAGTTAGACAGTGATTACATCGATGCATTTGGTGCTCTAATTGCTCTTGAAGAACGTTATGAAGCGTTGCTTGAATTGTTGCCGCAGGATGAGTTCTCTTACGCTGGCACGCATCCAAAATGGGTAGCTGATGCAGTCGCAGAAAATACCTTAAACAAGTCGGATGTGATCTGCGATGTATCTGATATGATTGAAAGATGCGGAAATATAGAAGAATTGAAAAATGAACTAATAGAGTATTTCGGAGTAGACCAATGACCCTACAAAACTTTATTTATTTACTATTCTCACTGGTCTGGATCTCTGGCTTGATCTGGGCTGGTGTGATTGCTTTTAAGAGTAGAAAGGGGAAGCGATGAGTTTAGATAATATCCATATACCAATACGAGCAAACAGAACTCTATCTATTGCCCAAATAAATGGCAAGCTAGAGATAGCTGTACTTGGTATGGATGATTTATTTGTTACTGATTCGTACTTTATTAATCTGCACGATGCAGTAAAACCTTTTAATGATATACATGATTTAAAGAATATCATTGACCAAATTTTAGATGTGGAAGGTATGCTATGACTAAACTATTTTACACAATCCTCACATCAGTATCGTTAGTATTTCTGATCGTGTGTATTAACTTAAACTCACGGATTGAAAGTCTTAATAAACGTGTGAGCGATCTGGAATGGACGGTACAAGAACATGAGTTATCTATCCAGCGACTGGCAGAACAGAATAATGCGCAGGATGTTATTTTAAATAAATTAAACAGCGAGTACCAAATGCGAGAACGACAAAGGGCAGAGGAATTGAAAGAGGTGGCTGATAGAAATGGAGTGGGAGGATAATATGACACAAGATGAAGAATTCTGGAAAGAAATCCAAAGTAAGAAATTCCATTTTAAAAGGGAGGGACAAATGAAAGCAAGGCTATTTATCGCAGGAGCATTTAGTGATGTGTCGATTATAGAGAAAATGAATGCATTCTTTGACGAGAATCCTAACATTAAGATCGAGGCAGTCGATTATAAAGTAAATCAACGTGTAGTGGACTGCATTCCATTTAATGACCGCGAGTGTCTACTGATCTATCGTGAGGGTGACGAATGAACATAGCAAGTAGACTATCCGCATTAAAGTATATTGATATCAAAATCAAATCCAAACGGCAGGAGATCGAAAACCTCAAGTCAGCTATTTTAAAGGGGCAGGTATATTCGGATGAACCAAAGGGCAGTAAGCGCGGGAATGCCACGGAAGATTTAAACATTAAAATCATTGACGGGGCAGAGAAAATCCGTGCTGAGATCAATCAGCTCATGGAAGAACGCACGCGCCTTATTAATGCCATCGAGGATTTAGACGACCCGCTGGAGAATATCGTATTGAGATTAATGTACGTTAATGGCTATTCTTGGCAAGAAACCAGAAGAGAATTAAATTGTTCTCATGCAACAATTCAGAGAGCAAGAACAAAAGCGATTGAACATTTAAGAATGAACCAAACGTTAACAAATGATACACACAAGCTGATAATATAGTATACAGAAAGAGATTCGTAAGGCGGCAGAAACGTTCACAAGCCCAGTTGTAATTTGTCTCCTTATTTCAGTACCAATGATCTGCATTAGCTTGCGGATCTCTTTTATTATTTTTAAGGTGATAACATGAGACCACAGAAACTTACTATGTCAAGAGGCAAGAGAGTATTGTCTGATTATGGATCAAGACAAGACGAGTACAGGGAATACAATCGTATGCGATGGAAGTACGACAGAGAAGCCAAAGCATTTTATAATTCAAAAGAATGGAAAGCATTATCTCGATTGGTTCTGTTAGAGAATGATTATGTTTGCGAATATTGTGGAGAAGAAGCAACAATGAGTGATCATGTGATTCCATTGAAAGCTGATTGGAACAGAAGATTAGATAGAACAAACTTAAAAGCAAGTTGCAAAAGATGCAATGATAAGAGAGCGATTCTCTATCGTAACAATCTACTATGATTGTCGATAGTGTCAACCTACTGATCCTATCGGTTAGGTTTGGGTGAACGAACACGGATGATTTTTAAATAATGTTCGGAATTTACCCCCACATTTTTATGAACGGGGCTATATGGTTCGTGATTCAAAGGACGCGGCCTCTTTTGTACGAAAAATTCCGTTTTTAAAAAGTCGTTTTAGTAAAGGAGGTGTCAATTTGGGACGAAAAATGAAGCTGGTGGCAACTACTAAAAGCCATTTGACGAAAGAAGAGAAGATCGCACGCAAGAAGATTGAGGACAAGGCTTCAGATGGTTTAGAAGCATTACAAATCACACCACCAAAACACTTCGATGCGATTGCTAAAGCAGAATACAAGCGTGTGATTAATGATCTGCGAAAGCTACCCCTCAGAAATCTGGATCGAGCGATTTTAGAGACATACTGTACGTGGTATGCAGTCTATAAGGAAATCTCCCGTGGATTGAAGAAAGAGGGATATGTATACGAGACTAGCAGTGGTAAAGTCTTACCGAATAAGATGCTCTATAGTTTGGAACGTGCGACTACTAACTTAACACGTGCAGCATCACAACTTGGTTTGACCGTGGACAGTCGAATGAAGTTGTACGTGCCACAAGTGGAAGAGAAGAAAACCAGTATATTTGATAAGTTTGGAGGATAACACCTCCTTTTTATTTTGTCAGAAAGGAGGATTGAAGCAATCGTAGATAAGAAATATCAAGATGTGGCTTATAAGTACGCTAAAGAAGTATTGGACGGGAAGCGTAGAGTGAGTGCGAAAGTCTATAAGGCTTGCAAACGACACATGAGAGATTTGGAGAATATTCCCAACAGCGACTACGACTACTTTCCAGATATGGCGCAGAACCCGATTGATTTTATTGAAATCCTCCCAGATGTCAAAACTGGCAAACCTTACCCACTAGCTGAATTTCAGAAGTTTATCGTTGCTAGTCTGTACGGCTGGCGCAGAAAAACAGATAAGACTATCAGACGATTTAGAAAGGCTTTGATATCGCTTGCCCGTAAGAATGGTAAAACGATTCTTGTGGCCGGTATATTGCTCTATGAATTTCTGTTTGGTCGTAACCCAGCGATGTCACGGCAACTGTTTTGTACAGCTAACGATAAAACGCAGGCAAAGATCGCGTTTGAGATGGCTCGCAAGCAGTTAGATGCTTTGAGGGCGCAAGATGAAGATGTCCGCAAGGCCACTAAACGAGTGCGGGAGGAATTGCGGAACTTGGTAGATGAATCCTATATACGACCACTTTCGCGAGATACGGGGGCGGTCGATGGATTTGAGCCTTATGTTGGTGTGCTGGACGAGTTCGCTGCATCGAAAACAAATGAAATGATCGAGCTACTTGAATCTGGTCAAGGGCAGTTGGATAACCCACTGATTTTAATTATCTCAACTGCTGGATTTGACTTGAATGTACCAATGCACACAATTGAGTATCCATACATTGAACGGATTTTAAATGATGAAATCATAGATGATGGATATTTTGCATTTATTGCAGAACAAGACAACGAAGAAGAAATCAAAGATGAAGCAAACTGGATTAAATCAAACCCTATTTTAGAAGTTGAAGCACTCTACGATAACATGATTGATTATCTAAGAACACGTAGGAGAGTATCTCTTGAAACTGGTACAGTGAATGAAGTGCTGGTTAAGAACTTTAATATGTGGAGACAATCATCTGAAAGCTCATATATGGATAAAACGAGTTGGCAACAGGCTAAACTCGATGAAAAACCAAACACACGCAAGCGCAGAGTGTGGATTGGTGTCGATGTAGGGAAAGTTAATGACTTGTTTGCTATATCCACGATGGTACAGATGGACGATTATTGGTTTTGCGATAGTTTCTCCTTTGTAGCTACTAAATATGGACTAGTTGCGAAAGAGAAACGTGACGGTGTCTCTTATACGAATTTAGAGCGTATGGGAGAATGTGAGATCACTACACTTGAAAGTGGTGTGATTGATGATGAGCGTGTTCTTGAGAAGTTGGAAGAGATGATCTATATGAATGAATGGGAATTACAAGCAATATGCTTTGACCCATACCAATTTAGCTCATTGATTGCGATGATCGAGAAACGACATCCAGAATGGCCACTAATCGAAGTGAGACAAAACACAATGGTCTTGAATATGCCCACCAGACAGCTACGTGATGAAGTCTTGAAAGGAACTATTAAGCACGCTGGGAATCAGTTACTTACTATGGCTATCAATAATGCGCGTGTCAAGGTCGATAATAACGGTATGCGTATCGATAAGGATAAGAATAGCAATAAGATCGACCCATTAGATGCCCTATTGGATGCTTATGCAGTATGCTACCTTGAACCATTTGACGGGTCTGGTTACTGGACTAATGAAAAAATATTGGGAGGAGGTAGCCTATTTTGATCTTACTGAAATATATACACACAATCCTATTGCTGATCGGCATAGGATTTTTAATTTACGGTCTATTTTTAGTCAATCCAGTGGTTGGATTTATTTCAACTGGATTGATCCTAATTATTTTAGCGATCTACATCGATCGAGGAGGTGCGCAGTGAAGAAACGAATCAAGAAGAAACATGAACTACTAGAACGTATTGAGTATTTAGAGAATGACTTTTTTAAATTCACTCAAGACACGGTAGATGTCATTGAATTTCTAGGAAATGAAATCAAACGACTCGAACGAAAACGTAAAAAACATTGATTTCAATGGATAGAAAGGAGGTGAGATTATATGAGTTTCTTTCAACCATTGGGATCAACTAAGCCCTCTTACGATGATTACATTTCTTCCGTGTTATCTGGCAACTACTCCCCAGAATACACGGGAATTTCTGCGTTAAAAAACAGCGATATTCTGACCGCAGTAACCATCATCGCTGGGGATATCGCACGATTCCCACTATTAAAGAAAGACTTTACGGGGAACATCGAACAAGATGCAGATTTGAACTATCTCTTAAATGTTAAATCAACTGGTAACGTGTCAGCACGGACATGGAAGTTCGCAATGACTGTTAACGCGATTCTAACAGGGAATTCATTCTCTCGAATACTGCGAGACCCTAAAACTAAAAAGGCGCTTCAATTTCAATTCTACAGGCCCTCAGAAACGACCGTAGAAGAAACGAACGACCACAGACTGATATATACCTTCCGTGACCGTTTAACAGGTAAGGCGATTGAATGTAAAGCAGAAGATGTCATTCATTGGAAGTTTTTTAGCCACGATACCATTTTAGGACGATCTCCACTACTTTCGCTTGGTAGCGAGATCAGCCTGCAAGATGGTGGACTGAATACCTTAATTAAATTCTTCCGTGATGGATTTTCTAGCGGAATTATTAAATTAAAAGGCGCTCAGTTAAACGGTGAAGCGCGTAAAAAAGCCCGTATGGATTTTGAGAAGATGCGTGAGGGGTCGACTGGTGGCAGTCCTTTAGTGTTTGACGATACGCAGGAGTATACACCACTTGAGATTGATACGAACGTTTTGCAACTGATTACATCTAATAACTTTACGACTGCACAAATTGCGAAAGCATTGCGTGTACCAAGTTATAAGCTAGGTGTGAATAGCCCTAACCAGTCAGTAGCACAGTTGGCTGAGGATTATGTAGCGAACGACTTGCCGTTTTATTTTGACGCTATCACGAGCGAACTGGCCCTTAAAGTGCTGGGGGATGAAGAACGCAAACTATTTAAGATCGAGTTTGACACTCGAAGCGTAACAGGTCGGAACGTAGATGAAATCACGAAGTTGATTATTAACCAAGTTATCACACCCAACGAAGGGCGCGTGGAACTTGGTAAAGAGCGTTCGTCTGATCCTAACATGGATCGTTACCAATCCAGCTTGAATTACGTGTTCCTCGATAAGAAAGAGGAATATCAAGCAATGAAAGGGGGTGAGAATGAAAATGGCAAAGAGAATCAAGATGAAAGGGCCACTAATTCCGAATAATAGCCAAGAAGCCTACGACTACTTTGGTTTGGAAGCGGTAAGTGCTAAATCTATCACAGATGCCTTTCCAGAAGACAATGGCGACATCGTTTTGGAAGTTAATTCAAATGGTGGACTTGTCACAGTTGGTAGTGAAATCTATACAGCTTTAAAAAGCTATTCTGGGAATGTGACTGTAGAAGTGACTGGAATGGCTGCGAGTGCTGCAAGTGTAGCAATTATGGGTGCTGATAAGGTGCTTATTAGTCCAACAGCGCAGATCATGATCCACAAGGCACTTTACGGATACGTATCTGGCAATAGTGATGATTTAGACAAAGCGTCCAATGCGCTAAAATCGAGCGATCAAGCTATTATCAATGCTTATGTAGCTAAAACTGGTTTATCAGAAGAAGAAATTCTTGACATGATGAGAAATGAAACCTATATGTCAGCTAGTGAAGCAGTTGAAAAGGGTTTTGCGGATGAAGTGATGTCCTTTGATGATGTTGGAGCAGTAGCAAGCCTTGAAAATGGATTGTTACCGCAAGCGGTTATTGATGACTTCTACGCTAACCGTAGCAAGCGTAAGTCAGAAATTCAAAGCATGCTACGAGAAGTAGAAAAAGAAGAATTACTCAGAGGGCTTTAAGCTCTTTTTTTAATACCGAAAGGAGAAATAAAGGTATGTATACAGAAAAAATGAAACAGATTAAAGCGCTAATTGCAAAATATAGCGCAGAAATCACTGCTAAGACAGAAGAATTAAAATCTGCCTTGAATACTGAAGATCTTGAAAAAGCGCGTGCAATTCGCGTTGATATTGATGATTTGAAATCTCAAAAAGAAGAAGCTGAAAACGACTTGAAGTCTTACGAGCTTGCAGAAGCTGGTAACGCTGAAAGCGAAGCTGGTGAAGTTCACAAAGTAAAAGCAGAAACTAAATCTTACCGCGAAGCAGTAAATGAGTACATCCGTACTAAGGGTGCGAAAGCTGATGCGCAGTTGAAACTTGAAGGAAAAGACCTTCTTATCCCCATGAATGAAGCGGTAAATCCAACACAAGATGGATTGAAAAAAGCAAACACTGAAAAGGTAACTAGCAAGGAAATTGTTACTACTCCAATGCGAGAAGTTAAGACAGTCCTTGACCTTAAACAATTTGCGACTATCCACAAAGCATCCAAAGGTGAAGGCTCTTATCCAATCTTGAAGAAAGCTACATCTAAGATGGCCAGTGTTGAAGAATTGGAAAAGAACCCAGCTCTTGCTAAACCAGAATTTACAGGAGTTGACTGGAAAGTTAAAACTTACCGTGGAGCAATTCCATTGTCTCAAGAAGCTATTGACGATGCAGATGTTGACCTTTTGGCAATTGTTGCAGAAGCAGCTAACCAAATCAAAGTCAATACTACTAACGATGCGATCGCTACTGTATTGAAAGACTTTGAAGCTAAGACCGCTGCTGATTTGGATGCAATCAAGGAAATCTTGAATGTGAACCTTGACCCAGCTTATAACGTGTCATTTGTTGTTTCTCAAACGTTCTACCAAAAATTGGACACTTTGAAAGACAAGAATGGTCGTTACCTTCTTCAAGATTCAATCGTTTCTGCATCTGGTAAAGTCTTCCTTGGTCATCCAGTGTTCGTAGTATCAGACGAAGCGTTTGGAAACGCTGGTGAAGCTCATGCGTTTATTGGTGACATCCAACGCGCTGTACTCTTTGCAGACCGTCAAGAATTGGGTCTACGTTGGACTGATAACGAAATCTACGGTCAATACTTGCAAGCAGTTGTACGCTTTGATGTGAAGAAAGCAGATGCAAAAGCTGGTTACTTCGTAACTATGCCCTAATACTCCCCCAACTAGCGGGGGTGTCTCACGGTCTGCGGTTACTCTAACAGTACCAACCGCAAGTAGCACCAAAGCCGACATCATGGCTTATCTCGATAGCAAAGGAATCTCATACAGTGCCTCACAAACCAAAGAGCAACTACTTGCATTGATTGGAGCGTGATCGTATGGCTGTAACGGATTTAGAAGATGTGAAACTCTACTGTAAGATCGATTTTGACTTTGAGGATCAAATGCTCGAAGAGATGATCGATGCTGCAGAAGATGAAATTTGTTTTGCTATTGGAAATGATGTAACTCCTCAAGATTTAGCAAAGTATGCTAAATTTACGCTTGCCGTTAAAAAGCAAGTAAAAGAGGAATACGAACATCGTGGCTTGTCTGCTGACACACAACGGCATGGATTAGCAAACGGTGTACTTAATATTATCCATCAACTACGCACACGGAGGGAACTTGATGATCACAAGAAAGATGAATCACAGAGTAACATTCTTCCGTGAGATTGGAGGTCAAAACGATGATGGTGAGGTTGTCTCTCCATCTCGCAAAAACCTCTACACTTGCTGGGCAGAAGTTGCTAAGACTTCCTTGAAAGACTTTCAAGAGGGAGCGAACCAAACTGCCAACAAGAAAGCTAAAGGGATTGTTTCTTCGAGCGAGTTGAAAACCTTGTACATTCGTCATAATCCAGAACGACCATTTGATAGCTCAGATCATGTTGAATTTAACGGATTTGAGTATGATATCGTATCGGTCGATGTGGATGAATCGTCATTTGATATGGACAAGATCAGTATTAAGAGGCGCACATGACAAAAGGTCTGGATCAGATTTTATCACGACTTAATGAACTGCAGGTCAAAGCCCCAAAGGCTGCACGAGCAGCAGTAGGAGAAGGAGCGGATGAAGTCGAGAAGATTTTGAAAGTAAATACACCAGTTTACTTCGTACTTGACGGTGTCCATGCCAAAGATGATACGAAAGTCACAGGTTTTAAAGGTGGTGACCACGGTTTGATATCAAAAGATATAGGCTTTGGTCGTGCTACAGGCTGGCGGATACACTTTCCAGACGATGGTACGAAATACCAAAAAGCACAAGGTTTTGAAGAAAAGACAATTAACGAAGCAACACCAATTGTTAAGGAAATATACGCTACGAAAGTGAAGGAGGGATTGGGATTGTGACAGTAGAAACAATGGCTTATAAGTTATTAAGTAATAATGACGAACTTAATAACTTACTCGATAAGCTACGAGGGAAGAAATTCGGTCTCGGCTTTAAACAAGGTATCTTTACTTACGATATCCCAGAGCGCCCTACGAACGCTTTGAGCAAGGAACTCGCTCCCTTTATGCGTATTTATCCGACCTATGAAAATGATGTTGAGTTTGCAGATGATAAATCCATCTCGACCGAACACAGGATCACGATTAATTATTGGTGTTTAAACGCTAAGCAGTCCGAACAGATTGCTGAATTGATGGATAAGATTTTAGAAAGTAACGGTTTTGAACGTTACACAACAAACGAACTGCCAAGATATAGAGATAACGATATTGACTTACTGGTTAACGTAAGAAAGTATCGTTTTTTTGATTGGCAACTGGAAAAATTAAGAAACGAGGATTAATGAATGTCTAAAGTTAAATTTGGATTGCGTGGATTTGAATTTGGTGAAGTAACATCAGAAAACAAAGTCCCAACAACTATGAAATTGACTGGTATGAAATCTGCTAAGATTGATATCACGAACGAACTTGTAACGATTGCTGCCGATGATGGACCATACGTAGTATTGTCATCTGGTATCACAGGTACACAATTGGAAATCTCAGTACTTGACTTGCCAACAGAAGCACGTAAGGTATTGTACGGAATTGAAGTAAAAGACGGTATGGAAGTGTACAACAAGAACCTCACTCCTAAAGATGTGGCTTGCATCTTCCGTACATCTACAGAAGATGGTAAAGCTATCTGGATTGGTCTCCTTAAAGGGAAATTCTCTCTTCCAGGCATGGAAACTGAAACCAAAGACGGCTCACCAGCGCCTAAAGAAGACAGCATAACAGGTAACTTTGTGGCGCGTGGAGATGACGAAAACGGTGATGTAATGATCATTGCTCGTGAAGATAACCCAGCGTTTAATCTCCAAAAATTCCGTGACGCTGTCTTCCCAAAGTCGTAAGCGCCTCACCAGCATCGCCTGTAGGCGCAGGATAACAACTTTCTAAGCATGGATGTATTTCCATGCTTTTTATTTTTATTTAAGGAGTAGGAAATGTATACAATCAAGCTAAAAATCGGTGGAATTGATAAAGAATTTACCAAAGAATACATCAATGTAGAGGATAACCTCCTTGCAACTGAGCAAAACGTGCGACAATCAGCACTTATCCAAGACCCTAAGAAAGCGAATGATCCAAAAGAAAATCGCAAACTAAATGAAGCATATCTCAAGATGTTCGTGGATATGTTTGGCGGTCAATTTAAAGTTGAAGATTTGAAGCAAGCAGATATCGCGATTTTAAAAACACTTGAAAAAATCTATTTTGCAGCGCTTGGAATTAAAGAAGAAGTGGTCGAAGAACTTGAGGGTGAAGACGAAAAAAAGGGATAAGCCCAGAAGAAGCGCGTGATAATCTTTTAATCTGGTTTCAAGAGCTGATGCAACAAGGGTATACGATCCTTGAAATTAAACAGATGCGACTTTCTGACTTTGATTTAATGGTTAAGGCATTTGAAACAAAGAAAGAGGAATCAGAGAAAGAAACAACGCTTGATAAAGCATTTCCGCTTTTATTTGGTTAGGAAAGGAGGATAAATGGCTAGTAATTTAGGTGAATTAGTAGCAACTGCATCGCTGGATATCCAACCGTTTATTGGTAATACCAAGCAGTTGAGCTCATATATGCGCGGTCTGGATCGCTCTTTATCAGCGATGGAGAAATCCTTTAAGAATGTCGGCAAAGGCGGTAAGAACCTAACTGGAATGAAAACCGTATTGGGTGAAACTGCGAATAGTATCAAGGCCTATGAAGGCATTTTGAAGCAACAAACAGATCATTATAATAATCTAAAATCAAAGATTGGTGATTTGAGTAGTGCAAGTGCAAAGAACAAGGAAGACTTGCTGGGCGCACGTAATGCGATGTTGCAGACTGCTACGACCTTATCAGATTTGAGGGGGCGATATGCTGACCTCACAAGAGAAATCAATATCCAGTCCAGTAAATGGACACAAGTTGGTGACAGCTTGCATTCATTCGGATCGAAGATGCAGGGTATTGGTTCTAAAATGCAAAGTGTTGGATCAACGCTTACCAAGGGTCTGACTGTACCACTACTTGCTGGCGCTGGGGTTGCGGTTAAGGCTGCGATTGACTATGAAAGTGCCTTCGCGGGCGTTAAGAAAACAGTGGACGGAACTCCACAACAATTTGCACAACTATCTACCAGTATCCGTGAGATGGCAAAAGAAATGCCATCTAGTGCGGTTGAAATTGCCCATGTAGCAGAAGCGGCAGGGCAATTAGGTGTACCTATTGGCGCGATCAAAGACTTTTCGAAGACCATGATCAATTTGGGAGTGTCTACTAACCTAAGCTCGGAAGAGGCTGCATCATCGATCGCTAAAATTGGTAACATCATGCAAGTGTCTGGAAAGGATCTCGGTACATGGTCTGGGCACTTTGGCTCTGCCGTGGTGGATTTGGGTAACCATTTTGCCACAACTGAACGCGATATTGTCGAAATGACAAACCGTTTAGCAGCGGGCGGTAAGCTAGCTGGTTTGACTACACCAGAAATTCTTGGCCTTGCGACTGCGATGAGTAGTGTAGGTATTGAAGCTGAGGCAGGGGGAACTGCGATGAACCAGACCCTTACTGGTATCGGTAAGGCAGTGGCTGGTGTAGGTAAGGGCGCAAGCTCTAAACTAAAACTTATCGCACAGACTGCAGGTATGACCGCAGAAGAATTCTCTCAGGCTTGGAAACAGAAACCAGCGGAAGCATTGCAAGCATTTATTAAAGGCTTACAACGTGCGCACGATGAAGGCAAGAACATGGACGGTATCCTTTCAGATTTAGGTATGAAAGGTATCCGTCAAGGTAATATGTTGAAATCTCTTGCATCTGCATCAGACAAGATGAGTGAGGCAGTGAACCGCTCAAACTTAGCTTGGAAAGAAAACAACGCACTTACCAATGAAGCAAGTAAACGCTACGAAACCACAGAATCACAACTTAAAATCTTTAAAAACAAACTTACTGACATCGCTATTGAATTTGGTGGGCCACTTTTAAAAGCGTTAAACAGTGGTTTGGATGCTGCGAAACCGTGGCTACAAACCTTATCGGATATGGCTAAGAAATTTAGCGAGATGTCTACTGAGCAACAGCAAAATATCATCAAGTGGGGTGCTATGGCTGCTGCAATAGGGCCAGTTATTAAATTCTTGAGCGGTGGCGCAAGTATTATCGGAGGGTTTGCTAAAGTTATCGGAGCTACTACAAGGGGGATCGGTAAATTTAGTGGAATCCTTAAAACTATTTCAAACGGTGGCGGTTTTATCAATGGTTTGAAACAGATGGCCACTGGTATGACCGCTACTGGCACGGCTGCTGAGGGTGCGGCTGCAAGTACAGGATTGTGGAGTACGGCAGTAGGGTTACTTGGTAACCCGTTAACGTGGGGTGTTATCGCTGGTGGTGCTGCACTAATAGGCATTGGGATCATTGCGAAAGAAATGGCGGATGCCAACGAACGGACCCAAACGTGGGGTACGAGCGTAAGCAAACTCCAAGATCAAGAATTGTCACGTTTGAAATCCAAAGTCGATGAAGTGCATCAAGCTACAATCGGATTTGGTAAAGGTGGCGCACAAGCGGTTGAGAATGTACGTAAGAGCGTACAGGGACTTGCTGATGATATTCAAAAAGCGATTGATAAGGACCTTGAGAAGACTCTTAAAGGTCTTGAAAAAGTTGGTGCGAATGAAACAATCCAAAAACGTGCTGTAGCGCAAGCGGAACAGCAAAAGAAGAATGTACAATCTATGACAGATGAGATTGTGCAGATTTATCAAAACGCATCTGACCAACACAGAAAGATCACTCGCGAAGAGCAAGCGATTATCTACGACTACGAGAACCAATTTATTGATAAACAATTGTCGTTGCAGAAATATTCTGCAGATGAACGGACTGCGATCATGAAAGCCATGAATGGCCAGATTAGCGATCTGAATGAAACACAACTACGTAAAGGATCGGGTGTTGTCGCTAAGTGGCTAGAAAATGAGAAGAAACTCTACAATGAACAAGTGACTGCATTGAAAGATGCTCACGAAAAGGGGATTTATAGCCAGTCCGAATACAACAAGGAATTGGAAAGATTAAATTCCGAACACAAGGCTAAAATGGAAGCCTATGGCCGTGAGTATGCAGCTCTTCAAAAGAAACTGAGCGAAAAAGTACCGCTTAATTTTGGCGATGATCGACAACGTGAGCTGTATTTTAGCCAATTACGAAAAAGTTGGGCAGAACTTGGCCTTGATTACGACAAGATGATGGCTAAGGCAGATCAGTTTGCCGACGTCATTGGACGTTCTTCCGGCATGGTTGCAAAAGATACTGTAAATATGTCTAAAGAAACGAAAGAGGCCAACCTTATATGGAAAAGCCTCATCTGGGATCCGAAGACAGCGTCAGTAAAAACTAATGCACAAGAAGAAGTAACTAAAGCTCTTCAAGCTGAAAACGGCTGGGAGAATATGCAGTTTATTCTCAAGCACGCAAATCTTGAAACCAACGCTAAGATGACAATCGGACAAGCGCTGGTTGAGGTTGGCAAGTGGGATAGCTTAACCCCACAAGAGAAAGAGCTGGTCGTAGGCAACAATCAAGGTATGAAAGCAGTCCTTGATAGTAAGACATTGCTTGAACAGTACAATGCAATGCCAGCAGAAGTCAAGGAACTCTTGATGAAGAACACTGACTTTCTTTCATCTGGTGAACGTGCTACTGCCATCATTGAACGCTGGAACACACTGACACCAGAGCAGAAAGAACTCATATTAAAGGATGCTGCAAGTGATAAGGCCGAACGCGTTAGACTGGCAGTTGACTCACTCACTGGTATGGCCCACGTAGTTAATTTAGATGCGGAAGACAAGACAAAGAGCGCTATCGCTAGTGCGATGTCTAGCATCTTAACATTACCAACTGACCACAAGACGGATTTGATTGCAACTCCAGACGGGGTAACGCTTGGAACTAACCAAGCGATGGGTGCATTAGGTTTGTATAACGGATTCGCTGTACCGACTAAGCAGTTAACTGTTGATCCAAATAATGCCACGAATGGCGCACAACAAGCGATCAATAAACAGCAAGAGTGGAACAATACTCCAAGCCCTGTCAAACCGCAATTAGGCGATCCGACTGGTGCGATAACTGCTGCAAGACAAGCGATTGATAATCAAAACGCTTGGAACGCAACTCCATCACCAACCAAACATATGACAGGCGATAGTAGTAGTGCCGTCAACGCTGCGAACAGTGCCACCAATGCTATCAACGGTATCCCTACAAGTCACCACACGACTATCACAGCTACAGAAGTAGTAAATAGAGTGGTCAACTCATTCTCACGTGTATTTGGACACGAAAAAGGTACGAACTTCCACGAAGGTGGACTTGCAATGGTCAATGACCAGCGAGGAACACTCTATAAGGAAATGGTCACACTACCGGACGGATCATCGTTTATCCCAGAGGGCCGTAACGTGATCCTTGATCTTCCAAGAGGTTCGAAAGTCATGCGCGCTGGTTTGACTAAAAACTTTATGCGTGAATTAGGTATACCGAACTTTGCGGACGGTGTAGGTTGGAAACATTCGGAAGTTGCGAACGTTACGCAACGAATCAAGAATGTTAACGAATGGAAACGGAATAATGAACAGCGTGATTTAGTACCGTTTATCCAAGAGTTGATCGACCAAGTTAAACGCGGTAATAATCGTGATGAACGACCAAACCAAAACTACACATTGAATGTGCATGGAAATAGCACTGGTCAAGATTTGACACCAGAATTTATGAAACGTCTAATGCGTGAACTAGCATACTATACTAATCAAGAGGGGAGGGGGTTAGCTTGACAACATTTACTTTTAATGGAAAGAAGAATACTGAATTCGGCCTACGAGTTGCAGAGGGTAAGAAGATCACTACCTCCAGCCTCGATGTAGAGCGTGTGACTGTAGCAGGACGGGACGGTGACTTACTGATCAGTAATAACCGTCTTAATTCTGCTGAATTGAGCTTCCCTGTTAATTTTGTAAAAGAAAAAGGGTTGATCGCTACAGAAGTTTATAAAATTTCTGAGTGGTTAAATGTGGCAGGTTATAAAGATTTAACAATCTCTTATGATCCAGATTTTATCTATCGTGCTGCATACCTTGAAACGTTTAGCATTGAGGAGACTATGCGACAGTTTGGTAAAACAACAATCAATTTTGTTTGTTATCCAGTCAAATTCTACAAGCAAGGACGTACTACTCAAACTCTTTCAAATGGTGCTACAGTCAACGGCATCGGTAATGTCAACGCTAAACCAATCATCACATTAATTGGATCGGGCGACTGTACGCTTACCATCAACGGTCGCAAGACTAAGTTGAGAGCCGTACAGAATACGATCACGCTAGATATGCAGGCTAGACAGGTTTTTAGTGGGAACTTGCCAGCATGGGACAAGGTCGTGAGAGCGCCACAATACCAAATGCCGTACTTGGACGCTGGTCGTAACTTGATAAGTTGGGACGGCGATTTTACAGTCAAAATGGCACCATATTGGGGGGTTAAGTTATGAGACCTATACTATTTAATAAAAACGAACAATCGTTTGATACGTATGGTCTGGGCGAGCTTAACGTAACCAAAGGTACAGCAACAAGGGAACGTAACGGGAATTATATGCTATACGCTGAAATTCCCGTCAATGACCCGATGGTTTCGATCTTGCAAAAAGAGATGAAGCTAAAGGCTGACGCTGGACTACGTACCAAGAATCAAACTTTTGAAATCTCTCGTATCGTCAAGGATAGCAGTAACATTGTTAAAATCTACGGTCAGCATATCTCTCACAAGTTGGAATACATGGCATTGAGAAATGCCACAGCATTTGCTGGATCAGCATATAGCGCACTAGGTATCTGGAAGGGTGCTTTAATTGGTGACCTACGCTTCGATGTCTGGTCAGATATCCAGACGGTTGGTAAGGGTGTGTTTGATATCTCCAAAATGGAGAATGCCAGACAGGCTCTTGGTGGTGTCGAGGGTTCAATCCTTGATATCTACGGTGGTGAATACGAGTTTGACAATACAACCGTGCGACTGCATAAGCAGTTAGGTCGTACTGCTCCAACCGTGCTAGAGTATGGACGGAATATCTTATCTGCTGAACTCGATGAAACAATCGAGAGTGCATATACTAGCGTGTTACCATTCGCAACTTATACTCCCGAAAAGCCAGAGGGCGACACTAGCGATAACCAGCCCGATGCAGTAACCGTAACGCTCCCAGAGGATTATGTAGATAGTAAATACAAGGACCTATACGCACATCGCAGAATTAAAATCGTAGATTTCTCTAGCGAGTTTAAGAACGATGGGAAAAACAAGGATATTCCAACAGTTGAGAAATTGCGTAAGATGGCCACTGACTACATGGGCCGAAACGCAATCGGTAAACCTAAGATCAATACCAAGATCGAGTACGCTGATCTAGCACGCACGCTTGATTATGCTGATAATGGCTGGATCGAAGAAGTTGAACTATGCGATATCGTGCCTGTTTATTATCCACAGATCGGGCTAACCGATGAAACTTTGGAAATAACCACGATCACTTATGATTTTGTCAACGAGCGAAACGAAAGCGTGGAATTTGGTGATATCGGCACGAACGTTAGAGCGACGATGCAGAATGGACTTGCTGGCAAGGTTGATGATATTGCCAAAGCTCAACAAGCGTTTGAGGACAGCTTACCAGACTATCTTTTAAATGCTCAAGGTAACAAGGTCTGGTATAACCAACCAGACGACAAAGAGCATAAAGTCGGGGATATCTGGTTTGAGAAAAACGGTATCTATGATCGAATGTATGTCTGGAACGGCGAGATGTGGGAGAAGCGCATCGATACTGAGGATATCGATAAGATCAAGAAAGAGGTTGATAAAAAGTTAGAACAAGCCAAGCAGTTAACCGCTATTGACATTGCCAAGGCAGACGCGAAAGCCCAAGAGGCACTGGCCAAGGCTGGTACAATCCCAGATACGGCTACATTGTCCGAACAGATCAAGGCACAAGTTTTAAACAGCGAAGAGTTTAACCATCTGACCGAAACGAATAAGCTGTATGAGCGCGTGATCGGTGAGAACGAGACAGATATGCCAGACAAGTTATCACGGCTTGTTATGGGAAGTCAGATCTTCCAAACGGAAGTTGGGAAGTACTCAACAACGGGTGGACCAAATATGCTCCGAAATTCGCGAGCCGATGATGGCTTGAAATATTGGACTGAAGCTAATGGACGGTTGAACTTCACAGCTCACAAATTTTACCTCAACGGTCAAAAGAGGATGTTTTCTCTAAGACCAGGAGCATTTGTCCACAGTCCGCGATTTATCATCAAACAAAATACAAATTATATGCTTAATTTGATAGCTTTTGATGCTAACACAGCACGCTTTAAAATTGCATTCTGTAAGCGTAGAAAAGGATCGACGAATGACTTCGACGAAATGCAAATAATTTTTGACAAGACTGGAACACCAGCGTTTGACTCAAACGGAGCCGTCAAGAAATCATTTAGCTTTAACACAGGGGCATTTGATGAAGGCTATCTGTTATTTAATTATCAAGGGAATCCTAACGGCTGGTCTGGTCTATTTATGACAGAACTTGACTTTTACGAGGGATCTAGTGATAGGCTTTGGCAACCAAGCCCAGAAGATAGTGCTGAACCTATCGAAGCCGTCAGAACGCAAATGACGCTACTGGCCGGCTCGTGGGCGGTCAAAAACCTTAACAGCAATGGCGATGTACTCAACTCAATCAATGTACTCGCTAACGGCACGAACCGAATTGATGGACGGTTGACACACATCACAGGCCAGACCGTTATTGATGAAGCCGTGATCGATGGTGCGTCCATCAAGTCTTTATCGGCTAGTAAATTGTCTGGTGGCGAGGCTGACTTTGCTAAAATGAATGTGGTCAATTTTGACGCGAAGAACGTGACGTCCGGGACATTCACGGGACTTACATTTAGAGGAGGCCTGATCGAAGGGTTAAACGGCAAGATGAATATCGATCTGCAAAACAGTCAAATAAATATATTGGATAATGATGCAGGGATCAATCGGCAAAAAGGAGGATTCCCGTTGCAATTCATCCGAATGATAAACGATGAACTGATCACTAATCGCGGGGTTAAGAAATCGGCTCTAACAATTATCGGTTCAAATCGTGACGGGACTGGATTTTCACATAACAGCGGTTTTGCTGGTTTTAGATCATACAACAGCGCTACTGATTCGCTTTCTGAGGTTGTTGGTGATCAAGTGCTTATTATGACTAATAATAGCAAGCGTAGCCCGTGGATATTTAAGGCAGCAGATTATACTGATAATCATCACAGATTGATACCGTCAAATGAGAATGGTACGAGACATTCGATTGGCCGAAGCGATAGGCGATTAGGCGAAATCCATGTTGACGAGATATACATTAACGGTGTCCGTCTTAAAATGGCATTAAAAGATATGCTCAATCGCATGGGCTATCGAGGAACAGGAAATTGGGGGGATAATGTAAATTGATGAACGAACAAACATATCAACGAACTTTGAATAAAATCAGCTTTAGGCTAGCGAATTTGGAGATGGTATCAGCGCAGTTTGAGGCGCTTTACGAAGAATCGCAAGAGCAATATAAGCAAGTTAACGACTTACTAGCTAAGTTTAACAAGGTTTTAGAGAGCGATCCAGCACTCAAAGAGTTGTTTGACGAGGCTTCTGCTAAAATCGAGGGGGTAAAAAAGTAGATGGAATTTAAAGTAGTAAACAAGTTTTTGCAAGAGCAAAATAAGACCTTTGTGGCGATCCGCTGTCAAGACCCTTATACGGCTTATGACCGTATTTTGGAGGGTAACCACATGGGAGAAACAGACGAGACTTTGATCCAAGCTGTCAAAAAAATGGTCCAGATCGAGAATGATCCGTCTGGTGCTATGTCATCCATGCAACAGCTTATCGATTTGACATCTCAAAAAACGAATGAAAACGAAACGATCGTTAAGCGAATGGATAAGCTACAAGCAATCTTTATCGAGTACACGATTGCGAGTGGTCATATGCCTATCAAGACCTATCAAGAGATCTCAGCATTGCTCCCAGAACTCAAACCTAAAAAACGGTATTTGACGAATGATATCGTACAAGCTACTTATCCGTATGATACCAATCCAAAATATCCGCAAGGCTCGCCCGTTATTTTAAAATTTATCGACAATTTTAATTATAACGACGAGGGAGTACAAGTGTTGTTACAACGTGGCGCAGTGTCGATCATAATGCCACAATTCGAGGAGGTGAGTGAATGATCCATTTTACACCAGAGGATATCTCGATGATGGTCGGATTTATCGGGATCCTCCTTGGTATCTATGGCAATTTTAAGGGCAATATCGTAGCACAAGAAAAGCGCATGGTAATCTTGGAAAAAGATATCGAGACCATGCGGGACTTTCGTCTAACGGCTGTCAGACGGCTCGATAACCACGATGAGCAGAATAAGTCCTTGCTGATCCTCGCAGAGCAGGTAAAAGCTTTGAGCGAGGATATGAAGGAGCTAAAGGCTCTTATCCAGAGCAAGAATTAGGGAGGTGATGTGATGTCGAGTATCATGACGAGTATTCGGCAGGTCGATGGTGGAAGTGTTATCAAGTCTGGTGACACTTCTTCTGTTTTTAAGTTTGAGATTCTTGATGATGATTTCGTCAAGAAGGACCTCACAGGCACAGGGAAGCTGGCCATTTTTAATTCTAAAAACGTGATCCTATACCAAGATGTAACGGTTGAGAACGGTAGTTTTAGCTTTAAGTTTGACAAGGTTGTCGCGCCTGGATATTACAAGCTAGAGATCAAACTAGACGGCTACGTGTTCCCTACGGGAGACTTTGAAATCCGTGTACGTCCATCATTTAACCCAGCGAACAGCGTACCAGAGTCAGCCGAAGACCCAAAATAGTAGCGTTGGCCGAAGAAGTTAGGAAGCAGTTGGGCAACGTTAAAATAGACGAGCTTCCAGACCTATTGACAATATATAACTTATCTAAAATTTGAAAGGAAAAAATATGGCAGAAAATAAACTCGAAGCAGTAGTAGTTGCAATCGGAACCGATATCAAAAACTTGCGTAAAGCGATTGACGACAAGGAAACAAACGCAGGAATCACAGAGCAACAACTCAATGAAGCAACCCAACGTGTTAAGTCTGACATTTTGGGCGAAGGTGTGCCAGAGAATTTGGATACGCTCAAAGAAATCGCAGAGAAGATCGCTACTCTTAACGGTGATACGAGCGGTGCTATCGTGGCTAAGTTAACAGAGCTTGGTCAAAAAATTGACGCTGTGACTGATGTTGATTATCTCGCAGCATACAATCAAGCGAAAGGAGAATAATATGAATCTAGTCGAAGCATTTAAACAAATCGGACGTGATATCAGAGATTTAACCACTCGATCAAAAAAAATCGAAACAGATACGGCTGCTAAAATCCAGAGCATTGAGAAGCTGGAATGGTTAAAATCGTCTGCTTCGTGGGCAGCGATCTTTGAGGAATTAAATGGGTCTGAAATTGGCGCCCCTATCGTAAATCTCCCGTTTTACATAGTAAGGGATAAACTGACGAATTCCCTCTCCTTTAAAAGCTTGGATCGTCCTCCGTTTTTTAAAGATCCAGAGACTGGTAAAATTGAGTGGACAGGACTTTTTGAATGGGAATATCAAATTAATTCGGAAACTGTCCTTGGATTTTATATGCAACAATTTACAACCAAGGAAGAATGGAATGACTATAACGACTCTCAAAATAAAAAAGAAGGTCTTGAGCGTACAATTGTATCTAAAAACATTAACGAAGACGATGAAATAGCAACTAACGGCCTTTGGTATGTTGACGATGATGGTCACTTCCAACGTTTGGTTGATACCATTATCGAGCTTAAAAAAGAAATCGCAGAATTGAAAGGAAATCAAAATCATGAATAAAATTAACTGGTCTGTACGTTTAAAAAATAAAAATTTCTGGTTGGCAGTAGTGCCAGCCCTTGCATTGCTATTACAAGCATTTGCAAACATCTTTGGCATTAAATTGGAATTTGGCGAAACCATTGATAAGATCTTGGTATTTATCAATGTACTCTTTGCCTTCCTTGTCCTTATCGGAATCGTAAACGACCCTACTACAGTGGGATTCAGCGACTCAACTCGTGCGCTTGGCTATGAAGAACCTCACGAAGATTAATATATTTTTGCTGGCAACCGTCTATTTCTGGGTGGTTGCCTTTGATTTTAGAAAGGATTGAAAAAAACATGAGTGTACAACAATCTATAGTTAACGGTTTTACAAGCCGTCGCGGGTTGATTACCTATTCAATGTTCGGAAGCCGGAACGGTTCAGATGGGACAGGGGATTGCTCAGGTATCATGTCGCAAGTATTGAAAGAAGCTGGGATCAATATCATCGGCTTACCGTCGACTGTCACGCTTGGTCAGCAACTCGCAAATAATGGCTTCTATCGTGTGAGTCGAAACCAACCGTGGGACGCTCAAACGGCCGATATCGTCTTGATGAGCTGGGGTGCTGATATGTCTTCATCTGGTGGCGCTGGTGGGCATGTCGGAGCGATGATCGATGATACATACTTCATTTCTTGCGACTATTCGACACAAGGAGCAGTCGGAAAAGCTATCAATACTTACCCTTGGAATGATTATTATGGCTGGAATAAGCCGAACTATATAGAGGTTTGGCGCTATGCTGACACGGCACCACAGACCAACAACCAAGCAAACACGGCAATACAACCTCAAGAAAAGGCTTACTACGAAGCGAATGAGGTTAAATACGTTAACGGTATCTATCAAATCAAGTGCGATTATCTCGCGCCTGTTGGCTTCGATTGGACCGAGAACGGTATTCCCGTGTCTTTGGTTAATTGGGTCGATAAAGATGGCAATAACTTGCCAGACGGGGCTGATAAAGACTTCAAAGCTGGTATGTTCTTCTCGTTTGAACTAGATGAAGCCCATATCGCGGACACTGGCAAGGGTGGATATTACGGCGGCTATTACTGGCGCCTATTTGAGGTTTGGGCATTTTGGCCCTTC